ATTACCTAACCCTACATGAGTAGCATCTAAGGTTTGGTCATATTGAACACGGGCCACGTTTTCTAAGGCCAGTGTATTCATCCAATTACGTTCTCGTTGTTTGAGTTGGTATTGGTACTGCCTCATGGCAGCTTTGTTAGCGTTTCTAGCCTGATCTCCTAAGCACACGGCAAAACTCTATAAAGGATAAGTTGTTAGGCCCGTGGGAAATTTCTCTTAAAAATTTAAAGCCTAATTTTTTCAGTAATCTAAGATGTACTGTATTGCGTTTATCCACAATATTCCAAAGAAGTTTCTCCGGTCTACTATGTAAAACTCTTTTAGCTTCTTTAACAAAAGCAATTGGGTAGTCATGAATGACGGGTGTACATACCATCCATATTCTACCATCATTTTCCACACCACCCATTCCGGCAGTCTTGCCGTTAGGTGCTGTGAAGTAGACGCAGAAGGCGTCGTGAATAGCCAAAGGTAGTACTTCCATAGGATCCATCCCATGACCTTCTACCACCTCTCTGTAGTCCTCCTGGCGTAGGTTAGAGGCCACTTCAATAGCAGCCTCCAACGTACAAGGGTAAGTGGAAAATTTAGACACGTTGATAATACTTATTAGTATAGTCTCCTTCCCATGTCATTGAATATAATGTAGCAGGTGAAGGGTGTGTTGATTTAAGAGTTACAGTTAAATTAGTATTCTTCTCATACACAGGTATAGTAGCTTTACTATCAGGTGTAAACTGTACTCTGTTAGCTGTATAAGCGTCAGCTATAACTGATTCGTAAAGTTCTACATAATCAGGTTTACCTATTCTCTTCAGTATAGTTTCATATACTCCTAAAGGACCAAAGCTAAACTTAAGTCTGTGTAGTACTAGCGATCCTTGTATTTGTGATTTAAATCCCTCACCAGATTGTTGGGTAAGATAAATGGTTGGGAATTTAACTTCCATATCAAATATATAACCAAGTATGATACTACCTGGTGGTGTGATGTCATCAGTTGTAAGATTATCATCTACTCCTTGAGGATCATAAGTCTTCCAATTACCTTGAACTTTAATACTAGCAGTACCACTGATATCACAAGTATAAGCAGGTGAGCTCATGCCTTGGAATGTTTTATCATCAGTAGTAGGTACAGCTATAGCATGTAGCTTAGCTTGTGCATTATTAAAACCTGTTGGTATAGGGAATGTAGTATAACCTAAGTGATCACCTGATGTATGGTATGTAAGTTGTGTATGAGCTACAGTAGCTGCGTTATCTAAATGAAGTCTATAGGTTAGATCATCATCAGTAGTGGTTGTACCTAAATCATTAACCAATGAGTTAGTAGAGTCATCTAATTTAATAGCGAATCTTTGTAATACATCTTTAGTACCATTACGAACTACTACATATAGTGCATCATCTAACATAGCCATGTGTTGTATGGCACCACTTAACTTCCATCTAAACCAAGAGTTTTGCAAACGTTTCTCAATAGAGCTGAAGTATCTATAACCGAATAATTCATCAGACTCTTTAGCACAGAAGAAGAGAACTGAATTCTCTCTTGAGTTAGCGATTAACGTTAGATCTTTTGGTACTAAATTAGATATAATTTTAGATTGTTCTATTACATCAGGTTGACCTTCTCTTACAACGCCAGCCATCTCAAAGAACCGTGAGTTCTTACCTCCATTATCTAAGAATCCTGTAGTAGTACCTAGTGATATTGGATTAGTATTATAGTTAAAGTTATAAGTTGCTAGTGAGTTAATCTTTGCAGTATTAGGACTAAGAACATCAGAGTCAGTAGTTAACATAAACTGCTGATTCTTTGTAAACAGTAGTAGTCCTGTGTTTACTTGTATACCATCATAGACAATAGCAGGGTATTCAGAACTACAGGATAGATCTACTTGGTCAGTAGCAGTATACGTCAATGCAGTCTTAGGCCAGAAGTTAAAGAAATCACCTGGTCTTGACATGATGACATTTTCATCAGCTAATAATACTAATCTATTTCTAAAGAATAGCATTTTATTAATTGACTGTCCTATGAAACTAGGTTCAGCTACTGTACCTGTTCCTGTAGTAGCATCGTAATCACCTACAGGGCAATCTTCCCAAGTGATTTGTTTGATAGTGAATGTACCATTAGCTTCTCTTATCATCTGTATCGGCATTGTGCCTGGATCAAATTCTATCTTTCTACCAGGTGCTGGACATTCTTCCCATACACCTTCACCATCTTGATCATTATTACCAAAGAATTTGACAAAATAATCATCTTCTTCTTCTGCACTATTAACTATTTGTACTACATAACCATGTTTACATTGACTAGGTAAGTCTCCTACATCATCTACTTTAACAGTGAATACATTTAATAAATCAGCAACAGGAGTAGATGCATTAAAGGTTTGATTAGTTGTTCCATCTGAACCATCCCTTGATATATAAAGACCGTTACCTATTTGTTTTATCGATCCAGCAGTACCTTCAAATTCATTACCTTCTGCTTCAATAGCAAGTCTAATATCACCTAATATACTTTCAGCTGTAACAGTTGTTTTATTATCAAATGGTGTTGGGGTAGGTCTTACTAAACCTAGATTAGCTTGTACTTGAGCTTCACTATGTTCATCTATAGTTATCTTATATTTAGCATTCCTCATCCAAACTTCAACAGTATCTCCTGCTCTCCAACCTTCTCCACCGTACAATAAATCATATGTTGTTGTGTAACGGCAGTAGTATGTAGGATTAGTACCATCAGTTGGTAGAGATTGGCCTGTTGTAATTAATCTAAAGTAAAGATTTTTTCTATCAGCTGCATTACCTCCATTCGGAGTTACAGTATAATTATAAGTAACATTATTAGATTCAGAACTATCCCCAGCTACGCCATGACTGACTGAGAATATTTTTGTTTTCACATTAGCACAAAGGCGATCTGCTGTCGAGGTTCCGTCGTCTTTACATCTACTAGTGAAACCAGAACTGCCAAATAAAGTACCACTGGGAGGAGGATCACCATCAGGAGAATTACAGGTATTAGTTGTGTCTAATATTCTATCAACATCAATTCTAGTAGCAGTATAGACTGATTGAGTAGTTGTATCATCGTATAAATTTAAAGAATACTGACTAGCATAAGCTACCTTCTTTAATTCTATATACGCTTCATTAGGTTTAACAGGTGCAATAGTGCTAGACATTGCTGCTGTCTTAGTACGATTAGTAAAATAAGTATAATCGTTTAGAGTTAATGTTTGTACATCAGAATCTACAGAGTGTTTTAAATAATCCTTTAATGCTGTTTGCATTGTAGAATCACCGTCATAGTTAACTGTCATTTCTTGACCATCACTACAACGCCACATATTAACATCGCCAGTAGATCTATTAACCTGACCTATATATTGCTCAGTTTCATCTCTATAATAATGAAACCACTTACCATTAGTAACTGAATTATTAGTACCATCACTTAATGATTTAACTAATTTACCTCCAGGACGTTTGAGTAATCCATGAGTTAGATCAGGTAGTACATTTAATGCATCTTTAACTTGTCCTGGTACCTTTAATTCATCCGGCTGTTGTGATATACCACCATTATAATTTGGTATAGTTTGGGTAATACTTGACATTATCTTCGCAAGGAATTGAAGGGCTGGTAAGATTTATATCTACTTTCATGTGGTATACCAAAGTATGAATGGTCACCTTGGTTACATTCGTATTCAATACAAGCTGCTCGTGACATCATCTCCTGAGTTTGTAGTAGCTGAGCTAGTTGTGGATTAGATACTAATTGTACAGCTGCTCTTACTGCTGCTCTATATGTAATGTAACGTTTGAATGCATTAGGTAGATCTTCAAAAGGCCAGAGATATACAACATCTAAATATAAATCATTATCAAATTCATATGTATGATCAACTGTATCGTATAGAAGATACTTACCATCCTTCTTACGTCTCACTAGATCTTGAGTTTTATTAGTTAGATTGTCATGTAGATCATACCTTAAATAGTTAGCTGGTATTTCTATATTCTTATTTGCATCAGGTGATACTTTAACATGTCGTTCTATATTACATATCCATCCTTCATTCTGTACATCTTTATTAACTTCTGTTAATATATTATAAATGAAAGATACTTCAGGGTTGGCTAATGTATTAGCTATTTCTTTTAATCTAAATATCCTGATAATAACACCAGTAGCAGGTGCTGTAGTAAAAGTAACTACGCTACCTGAGATAGTGAAAGCAGTGGTTGATACACCGTCCAGTGTTACTTTAATTTCACTTGAGGTGGTGAAAGAAGATACGATATCAAAAGTTTTATCAGAACCATCTCCAGTATATGTTACTTCTCCTGTGATTTCTTCTATAGTACCGAGAGATGTTACTGGTGATTGACCAATAGCTCCCAGTATTGAGTTCACTGCGGATAGTTCTGTATCGGTGTCAATAGTAGTGGGAGTTGCCATAGGTATAAATTTTTGTGAATAAAAAAAAGGGGACCGTGAGAAGTCCCCTTATGAATAAAAAGCTATTAACCGTTAGCTGGATAAGTAGCACCAAATGCAGCGGGCTTAGTTGTAGTACCTGCGAACAGTTCTACACAAGCAGCTGGATTCAGGAAGTCAGCACCCATTGCGAGGCGACCAAGTATAACATCACCCTGATAAATCACGGAGACATCACCTGAAGTTACCTGTACTTGAGGTCCGATTGCTTCTACAACACCTGCGGCTTCCTTCTGGAAGATAAGTCCACAAGTATTAGCAAAGTCAGTAGCGTTACCGTAGTTACCGTTAACACCAGCGACAGAGCCACGAGCATCTTCAGTAGCTACATCTACAAACGAACCAGTGTTACCTGGGTTTATAGTTGCAGGGTCAGTACCAGCAGCAGCGCCTGAGTTAGGAGCATACTTAGTACCGTACTTACTGAAGAACGGTGTGTTCATGGATTTGTAGATCTTAATGCCTGCAATTTCCATGATCCCCTGACCACCTTGTAGTGCTGTACCTTGTACATCACGGTTAATCAGGTTAGATGTTGCTACATCTTGGATAAGAGCATAGTATTGACGAGGGTTCAGTACGGCAACACGACCGTCGTTTGAAATTCCCTTCTCATCTAGTGCTGCAGCTGCATCATAGAATGCAGTCACAAGTTTACCAGAATTCAACGCATCGTCTGCATCAGAACCAGCTCCAACTTGGATCTGTGTTCCGCCTGGTTCAACGAAGTTAGCCTTCGTTACAGGGCTAGCGATACGTGCGCCTTTAGCGATTGCTCTAAAGGTTAGACGGTCATACTTTTCAGCTAGTGCATAACCAATCTTCTTGGAGATCTCTCCACGCAAATCATAATGCGCGAGGGTCTCATCTAGTTCATATACGAATGCACTAGAGATCAATAGATCGTCAATAGTGATCGTCTTCTCAGCTACTGGAGGTGCTCCATCTGAGTTACCTAGGATAGACTGACCTGGTACGTGGTACTCAGCAGTCGTGCGACCCGTGTAGATGAACTGCAATGACTTGCCGTTCTTCAGGGTTCTCTTGGTAACAAGGTCTCTAGCGATTGTGTTTCGCTGGAAGCCTTTGAACATCTCTCCACTAAACAGCTTGAGGTATAGCGCTCTTGCATCACCGGTCGAGTTCGATTGACCCGGCCGCGTCAGATCGGCAAGAGGCTCATTACTATTCTGATGTGCCATTTAATTGGATAAAGTTTATTGTTAACTATCTTACACGTGTAAATTTTTTGATCATTTTTTGTAGGTCTTTCCCTACCGTCTAGACGGCAAAGGGTATCCTGCGTACAGGGCCAGTGCCAATGAAAAGGAGGTCCGACTCTGAGGTGCCTCCGTTCCTAATTAACCTAGAAGAGCTTCTTCTAATGATTGAGGTTCATCCTCATCAACTCCAGGTGGTTGGATATCACTAGGACTAGTATCTACTGGTTCTTTTTTCTCAGGTCCATAAGGATAGACCTGTGCAGGATTACCTGCGTTTTGATGTGACATTAATATTCCTCTAATTGACATGATGGACAGGATCTACAGTGCTGATGTTCATACATATGTAGACCCTCTACCATGAGTAAGAACCCCAGGAGCAGAAAAGCAACTGCCCATGGGGATTCTAAATACTTCATCAGAAGCTATACTTGGTGCCTATTTTAGTACCCCAACTGTTGTCAACATCACCGTCAGCTGTTACTACAGAGAGTTCTCCATAGAAACCGAGCTTCTCAGTTGCTGCAACATTGGCGCCAATCTTACCTGACAATTGATTATCACTGTCAGCGCCATCTACGGCTACTACAGCTGGACCGCCCTGTACGTACCAATCAACTGCTCCTGCTGTAGATTCATAACCTACATGGAAGTCAGTAGTTCTTGATTCATAATCAGATCCGGTATAACCGGCATTGCTCTCCACGTTCACGTAGACTCCGGCGAAAGCCGGACCTGCAACGAGTGTGGAAGCGAGTGCTAATGCTAAAGTTTTCATTAATAAAAATTAAGTGGTCTTTGTGTAAGGCACGCCGCGATACTTTAGTTGAGTCTTTTTTTGCATTGACTTTCTCCATAGTACCACACCCCCGTTCCATGATGTGGTTTCATGCGTTCCCAATGGGAATGAACGGACGCGACTGCCTGTGGCTTCTACTGATTCGACTATCGAGCCGCCTTATAATTACTTACCTATACCCAGTGATTTATACCAAGGTGCCACTGAATTAGTAATAGGTGAAGCTGCAATTTTACCAGCAGCTTGAGCTGGGTTTTTCCAAGCGTCCCTTGCTGGATCTATCACTGTTGTTTGTACCTGTCGTCTAGCAGTTTGATAAGCTTGAGCGATACACATAGTTTATATCCTAAATTAAAAATTCATATCAGAACGATCTAATTTCTCCATGACTTGACGTCTATAAGCAGGATCAGAATCATATCTAGGATCAGACATAGCTGCAACTAATTCAGGTTGACTTTGATAAACATCACTTGAAGTCTTGGCACCTTTACCAGTTAACATCCTACCTTCATAACCATTTGCTTCATCGAATTGTGCTTTAAGTCCTGCCACGGCGAGTTGAATCATTTGTACATTACCAGTACCAACCACATTATCGAAAGCTTCTGATGCTTGCTTGTCTAAATTCTGGTCAGCCCATCTTATCATATTATCATACGTCTTCTCTCCACCAACAGAGTTTTTAATTCTATTGATATCACCATCAGCAATATCTACTGGTGCTGCTTGCTCTTGTGGATTATTCTTAACAATATCCATGTAAGCATTAACAAGATCTTTGCTACTCATGCTAGAGAACTTTTCTATAGTCTCTTCAGAAAGCTTACCTTCATTAGCATAGTATTCTTCCGAAGCTTCTGTTACTAAGGCAACTGCTGGACTAGGTTCTTTAGAACCTTCTTCAGGTTCTTCCTGCAGCACTTCTTCGGATTCAGTTTCAGCTTCAGCTTCAGGCTTTTCTTCTTTGCCATCGTCTCCTAATCTCTTTTGAAGTTCAATGTATCCTTTCTCTAATTCCTGAGCATTCTTATATTTACCAGCAAGAAGTTGTTCCTGCTGGTTCTGCATCTCTTCACCGACTGCTAGAGATTCTTTCTCTTCTGCAGTAAGGGTATTTTCCGTGGTCACTGTATCAGTGCCAGGATCATAGGTCATTGTCTCTGCCATACTATTCTTGTGGTGGTAATTCTAAACCTTCAGGGTTCTTACTAGGATCTAAAGCAGGGGCACTAGCTAATTGACCAGCTTGTTCAACCATTGCTTGTTGAGCTTGCTGAGCTTGTGCTTGCTGTGCTTCCTCTTGTATCTGTTGTTCAGTCTTAACTAGATTAAGGACATCAATACCTTGTGCTGCAGCTAACCTCTTGATAGCTTCTGATGCATTAATGAATCTCATCAAAGCATCGGGGCCAAGTGTTTGTGCAATGGTACCTATGAATTGAGTAAGACTTTCTCTGTCTTGTCCTCTACCTAGTGCGTTAACACCAGCTACAATAGAAGGACGTACTAAATCTTTAGGTATCTTAGGTATCTCACCAGTTCTAGTTAGTACAAGTAAGGTTCTATTTAGATATGGTACTAGGAATTCAACAGTAAGTAGTGAGAATATACCACCTAGTTGTTGCTCTAGTTCCATCTGTGTCAGTCTAACTTCTTCTGCTGTAACACGTTCAGCATTTCTTACATTCATTAATAAGAATGCATCACTCAATCTCTTCTCAATTTGTTGAGCCATGTTAGCAGCTGTACCAAAGTCAGCTGTCTTTCCTACCTGTATAACTGCTACATCTTCAGGTCTTCCTTGTACGATAGCACCGTTACCAGCTTGAGCTATGGTGCTTGGTTTGGTGGTTGAGGATGGTGATACTAGGAAGATTACTTTAGCAGCTGCTGAAGCCCCTTCTACTAGTGCCTGAGAGAGTCCTTCAAGTGACTTAAGGTCGCCTA